ATGATCTTTTCATAGCGGTTAATGGTCGGATTCAGGCCATTGTAATATTCCTCAGCATCCGCCGCCGTCTTGTATGCGTGTGAGCTTCGATGCTCGTTGATTGCTCCGCGAATAAACCCAATCCGCGCCTGGTCACTTTCTCCGACCGCAACAAGGTCATTGTAAGTTTTGATAGCCTCTCACTCCTATCTGCTCCAAATGGGGACATAATCGCGCTTATACGCCTTATTTTTCAAAATCGTATAGGCAAAATAGCGCGTTTCGTCCATTGCGTGGTCGTTTTCCTTGATTGGCCTGTCATCGGCGGATTTTTCGTCCCACCGATACAGCCCAAACTCGCGGATGCAGTCTTTGCAACCTCGGTGTATCTTGATTACGCCGTCCTGCAAAAACCGCGCCGTAGTCATAATGCCGTTGTTTACGTCGTTGTTGGCCTTTCGCACCATATAGCCCCGCCGCCGCAAAACCTCGATAAACGAGGCTGCAGACGGGTCAACGATAATGCTTTTGACGTCCGCCTCGCCGATAAGCTTTTTAATTTCGTCGGCGTATTCCTCGTCCGTCTTGTTCTTCTGGTTCTCGCGCCCGGAATAGTAATACTCGCGGATGCGCGTGGCCGCCTTGCCGTCCCAGCACCAAAGTCCTGCAGAAAACGGGTTAAGTGTGCCATAGTCGCAGGACACATAGTATTCGCCCTTTTCCGGCAGCTCGTCCACAATGCAGCTCTCGTCAAACATGGGATAGATCAGCCCATCGGCCACAACCCACAAGCCGCGAATGTATCGGTCGTAGAACACGCCGGAAAACATTGCCTGATAGCGTTCCAGCGTCTTTTGAGATAAGCCGGGGTTGTCCGTCATTTCAAAATGCAGATACAGCGCGTTCCGCTCTCGGTTTCGCTTGATCCACTCTGTATAAAACCAATGCTGTGGACTTCCCGGGTTGCAGGAAAACCACAGCTTTGCACCATCTACCGAGCAGCGGGTCAATGCCTGTTCCACAAACGAGCGCGGCATCAGCACCACTTCGTCCAGCAGCACCCCCGCCAGCGTGCGGCCCTGGATCAGCGTATAGCTTGCCTCGTCCTTGCCGCCGAACACTTCAAAGTAATTCGTTACGGCACCGCGCCGGACTTCCATCACCTTGTCACCGCGCCTCCATCGAATGATATAGCGCTCCTTTGCCAAACTCATCG